GACCCTTTGAGAATGAGTTCACACTGCGAGGCGGATGAAACCTGGGGTTCACTGATGACAACCGAACTTAGAAATAGCCTTAATAAGGCAATCCATAGGGAGGGGTTTGGCGGCGCTTGGGATCAGCGTGAGCTTGAGGATCTTATCAGTGAGTATGAGATGGGTGAGCGCACATGGGTACCCAATCTGTACGCAGTTGTGATGCCGTCTGCTAGTGGGAAGTCGACCTATTGCAAGGTGCAGGGTTGCATTGACATTGATGAGATATTAAGCGACACAGACCTGGAGCGCAAGCTGGTTAATGAAAGGTATAAACTTATGGAGATGGGGCCGAGGGCGGATTGGCGGAAGCATAATCGGATATGGTGCACTGAGGTGAAGAGGTCTCTGGATCAGATGGAGTTCGAGGAGCCCACCATAATATTTGTGCATACTACGGCATTGGCAGTCAGGATTGGTGCGACTCCGATACTGACTTTGTATGCCACACCAGAGTTGCACGCTGTGATGATGAAGTCGCGAACGCCTGTCGGCAAGAAGTTGGCAGTGCAGAACAGAGAAACGGTCGCTAATGGGGTGAAGATGACAAGGTACGTAGAGTTTGACACACACGAGAAGCGGCTTGCGTCGTTGGCTATGATAGTGCCTAAGTACTGCAAGGTGCCGGTCCCACTGTTGGGGCTAAGTGCGCAGGTGGCTGACCAGGTGAGAGACCGGACCGAGGTGACCGGTTACCTGGATTGTGCGCCGACAGATCTGCTTCGTGGGAAGTGGGACACGACGAAACTTGATGAGGTGGAAGCGTTGGCGGAAGTTGGCGTTATACCCGATTGCTGCCTCAGGTACAACATATCCAAGTTTACCGGGCTGGAGTACGATGGACTAGGGTGCGACAACATCCGTTGGATGCGACTTGGTCGAAAGGCGATCGAACATCAGAGGCTTGGTAGGGATAAGTTCGATTTCACTAAGAGTGATGAGATTGACTGGCAGGAGGTGTACCCATACGACAGCGTGAGAGAGAGGAATTCTTCTAATGTTGGGATGAAGCGGATGCTTGCATTTCTAATTCCTAAGCCAGGCAGTTATATCGAGCATGTCTTGAACGTCAGCCGGGGTATTTGGCACAACCTGATAGTTAGCACGCTCATATATTGGGCCGGTGTAGTCGAGAGGATGAGGCCTGAGCTTGTTGAGGCAATAGTGAGGTCCAAGCTGCTTACTGTTGACATGTCCAATTTCTTGGCTATTACAAAGGAGATGCACAACCTAGTCCGATCTACGGGCACTTTCTTTGGCATCACGATCACGGCGGAGGAGAAGTCTGAGCTTATGTATTGGCATAATCTGGCAGGTAGGCATACTTACACAGTTGACCCTATCCCAGAGATTAAGAAGAGGTCAAACGATCTAAATAACACTAAGGAGGCATTCAACGGGATGAGTTGGACCAAGTATAGCTACAACAAGTATGTCAGGGATGGTGTGCAGGACGCATATGCGAAGATGGGATCAACAAGGCGATTGCGGCACGAGTTGGAAAATTTTGGGGAGTTCTGGAAACAAAGGGCAGCCTGGGGGGCATCTGGGAGTGTGGTCAGGAACAATTATTCAGAGAGATCATACAGGCTGAAGGTCTACGTCACGAATATGCTAGGCAAGTTGGCTGATGAGGTGACAGAACGGCATAACAAGCGAACTCTGTTTGAGGATCCTGCAGTTCTCGGCTGTATGATAGACGATATAGTTAACAATATTGGTAGGAATGACAGCGACGCGGCGGCGAAGTTCAACGAGGCCGGGCGGGGTGAGCGTGTTCTTTTCCCTGGCAACCTGGCACACTACATAGTCACTAGTATCATCTTGTACGCGTTCGAGGGGATTGCAGACATAGGGAGCACTAGGTTGTACGTGGAGGAGGACTTTCGTGTGTTCGACTCATTTCTGGACGATTCCATTAAGTTGAGCTACGATTTCGCGTCGTTCAATGAGTACCACAGTATAGACGATATGTCATTGGTGATGAGCGAGCTGAAGGCGTTCCTGTCCCAATCGGATGATCTGGTCCTGTTTGCTCTGAACTGGGTAACGTTAAGTTTCCGGAAGATGGAGATTGTGGATGTTGAGGGTAACAAGCACCATCTATCGAGCGGGCTTTTCAGCGGGTGGAGGTCCACATCATGGATTAACACAGTTCTTAACCACGCTTACTTCTACGTCGTTCGACAGTGCTGCATCAACCTATTCGGGTATGATCCGATAAGGCATTATGATGGTTTTGGTGACGATGTCGCTATGATGCTGAAGAGCGTTTCGGACGCGGCAAGAGTGTACGCTGTAGCGGACAGAATAGGTTACGAAGCGAACTTGTTGAAGCAGTTGTTAGGTAGGAAGGCGGAGTTTCTCAGGGTTGCGATTGGAGGTACAGTGGCACACGTGTGCATATGCAGGGTGTTAGGTAACTATGTGTCCGGGAGCATGGAAGGTAGGGCTGCGCCTCTTTCAGAGCGGGTGGCGACCGTTGTAAACGGAACACATCAACTGAGGCACAGGGGGCTGGATGATTCTGTGTGTCAGCATGTTTATAGCGCAGCACTTGGGCATGTTGCGAAGATCAAAATCGGAGGGGAGTGGAAGCGTCCCACGGATGTTGTACTTCACACCAGGCGGTCCCAAGGCGGGCTGGGAGTTCCGGATCGAGATGGATGCGTCTGGGTACTGAAGAGTGATCTTAAGAGGCCGGACAAGATTGGGATGTCGTATGAGCTGCCATTCACAAGCGCGACCGATGATATGATGGAGAGTATGGAGCGCGAGTTATACACCAAGGGTTTGAGTATCGCTAGGAAAGGTGAGCTTAGAGACAAGATCGCAGCGGCGTCATTTAATGTGAAGCGGGCAGCCGAGGCTATCTCAGCTGAGCTGCAGGCAGAAGAGTGGGAAGCGTATTGGATGCAGATCGGCGAGGTAGTTGAGAAGGTGCAGCCGCCAAAAGGGGAGATATCATATAGCGCCCTTTCGTCCTTCTTCTCTTGGGAGCAGGACAGCGGGAAGAAGCTGGGGCCGCTGGCAGACCTGGATAGAGCTTCAAGGTATAGGCAGTATGTAGGACATGTTGTTAACAAAGATGACAAGTTGCTGTCATATCAGGAGATGGCTGAGTATGTGACAGGCAGGGGTTACGACTTCGAGAGTGCCGATGAGTTTGATGCCAGACTAAGGAATGATGAGATGGTGCCGGGGTTTGCTAGGTCAGAGATTGCAAAGTACATCACTTACAAGATACTGTTGTGTGATTACACACACTACGGGCGGGAGTGGTCCAGGTATGCTGAGCAGGAGTATCATAACATAATAGCGACATATTGCCATGTGTTCCCCGAGATCAGGATTGATTGAAGGGTTAACGATGGCATTTAGTAGATAAAAAAAGAGGCGAC